TCTGCACCAACGCCAAAATCAGAAGTAAGATAATCCCTAATGGCAAGCGCTGGTTCGTCAGAATATTGCCATGTGGTGGGGTCATTGGTTCTGTGGGTGCTGACACCTAGAGAATTATCGTAAGCGCTACTGGTGCTGTCTTTTCTGGGGTCATAGACCTTCTTGCCGCGAACCTTTGCGGTGATCAGTGGGGTGCCGCCTGAAAAAGTATCGGCGTCATATTCCATCCTGATATAAAGGCAAGCAATACCCTGCCCTTTGAACGTAGTGTTTATATCTGTGGGCTTGTGGGTCAGGCTTTGAAGATCGCTGTAAACATTCTGAGTTGGGGAGCCTGTGAATTTCTTAATATAAATTTTTTGGTTCCAGTTCGTTCCACCCGCGCCAGTGGTCACATAACCTTCTGAACCAGAGGCAAAACTTACGATCTCGTCTTGGATATAAATATCACCGATACTATCGACTTCATGCCCAGCTAAAATTAAAAATCTGTGCAAATATTTATTGTCTGAACTTACCTCTGCGTAAGTAATCAAGCCGCCTTTTCTGGTTTCTCCATAAACAAGGTCAAAATCTCCTACTGGATCAATCTGGTTTGTAAGCCCCCTAGAAGCGCCTCCTTGATTTAAACCTTTGAGCTTATCGTCAAGAGCCGCACTTAAAGCAACAGCACTGACAGTCGCAACAACGGCGACCCCTACGGCGTAAGTGACCGCTGCGCTTGCCGTGACACCCGCCGCACTTAGAACAAAAGCACCTACTACCGCCATCAGTTCAACCTTTTAGAAAAATTGTTTTCGATATGAGTATAACCCATTCTATCAAGGAGCGCATCAAATGGTTTGTGGATCTTGGTATTCACAATCAAAACAGAAACGCCATCTTCTTTAAGGAATTTTTCTGCCACCTTCAAAAGCTTCATTCCCGCCAAACCCTTTCGATAGTCTGGGTGCAAAAATAAAACATCATTATAAGCAAAAATATGGTCTTTGTAGTGCATTGATCTTTGTGCAAGAACCACAAAATACCCAACTAAAACCCCATCATCACGGGCAGTAAATACCTTTAAAATGCCCTGCGCTTCTGCCGCTTCGTATTGATCCCAATCAGGATTTAGTTTGATTTCGTCTTGATTGAGAGCAATTTGCTCCCAGTGCAACTGAATGAGGGCTTGTATCTCAATATAAACAGAAGATAAAAATTCCTGTTGGTATCTCATTCAACACCCTTGCCCCAATCTATTTTCTTGTCCTGCAAATCTTCAACAAAAGAAAAGAAGCTATCCCCAGAATAAAGGTTTGAATGACTTTCCTGAGTATATCTAAATGGCCTAGTTCGCTGCAAATCAATAAGCTTGCTTTCGAGCTTGGCTTGGATCGTGGATGTTTCTGGGCCATCTTGGATCAAAAGCTGATCCATATAACCCTCAAACATATTTGTCAGGTTCGCATTTCCCTGCACCCCAAAGTAAACATATGCTGAGCGCCCGTGATATTCGTGAGCAAGCGCCGCAGTTACTATTGAGGTAGGGATGCCCGATAAAGTCAAACTGATGCCTGTGGCCTTTAAATCAGCCACTTCTTCAAGGCCAGATATTTGCAATAACTCTCCCGTCCCATAATAGGTTTGACTGTTGAGGGTTGTTGTTCCTACCCCCGTCCAGAACCGCAGCGGCGCATCTGCACTTGTGCTTGGATTGTAGAAGTTCAACTCAATCGCATAGAAAAGCTTTACCTCTGGTTGAAGCAAAGCTGTCTTGATTGTCGAATTTATATCTCTTGGCATAATGCCCCCTTATTTTTTTGCAGGGGCTTTCTTGCGCTTGGCTTTTGTTTCTTCTGGCCCCGCGTTGCCCTGCACCTCAATGGCTGCGCCGCGTTCAATCATAGACTTAGCCAGCTTCTTTTGCCAAGGCTTGTCTGTGGGCAAAATTTCACCAGCAAAATATTTGCGGGCTTCTGTTCCTGATGCGTTGCTTTCACCAGCTACGCTATAAATCATTTGTACTTGCTTCATAAATCCACTCCTTGAAGGGTGAGGGGAACGGGTGGACGCTCCCCTCGTTTGCTCTTTATGAAGTTGCGTGCTTCAGAACGCGCATAGCTTCGGCAAGAACCACTTCGCCGCCAACACGCTTGCGAGCGATATAGCGAACCAGACCAGTTGATGCTTGGCTGTATGGGTCACGCAAAACTGAAAGCGCAATACGATCAACGATCATGTAACCTCTGCGGAAATCACCAATGATCACAGATTTTGCGCCAGAAGCGGCATCTGCTACATCAGGGGCTTCCACATATGGTGTGCCGATGATTGTGTTTGGAGCGCCAGATTGACCAGAGAAACCAGTTTGGAAAATATACTGGCCCGCTGTGTCTTTCAGCTTACGGATAATACCCAAAGTTGCGCGGTTGAACATCATTGTTGCGTTAGCCGCATACTCTGATTTTAAGCCATGCACCAAGTCCATCAGGTTATCAGTAGAGATAGCCGCCGATGCTGCACCTGTAGCGGTGTGAGCAACTACGTTACCGTTTGTGATACCTACTGGCTTGTTTGTGCCATTACCAGAAATGAAAGCTTCACCTTCCGCTTTTGCGAACTGCTCCGCAAACTCTTGGTTCATTTCCGCTTCCATATTGAACGCACTATCCTCAAGCAACTGGCTCGAAATATCGACCAGAGCGTAGGCTTCATGTGTTGCAATAGTTTTCAGCGCAGTGGTGTAACCAGTAGTTTCTGAGCGTGTGCCAGTTTCCGCAGTCCAAGCCGCTGCAAAGTTCGCGGTCTTTTGTGGGATTTCAATCTCTTTCGAGTTTGTTTGACGCACACGGGCAACAGAGCGCACAGGAGAAATTTCTGTTACAATCTTGATGATCTCTGCAACATATTCTTCTGGAGCCAAGTTACCAGCAGTTGCCGCTGTTCCAACGGTCAAGGCTTTGGTTTCATCAGCGTCCAAGCCTTCTTGGCCTTTACGCATGAATTTGTCCCAAGCTTTCATTGAGAAATCAATCTCTTTAGCCTCAACGCCTGAGTTTGGACGCTTGAGCATTGTTTCAATGCTGTCCAATTTCTCAGCGAAACCCTCGGCAGCTTTTTCTTGCTGAACAAGTTTCTGGTTTACGTTTTCAAAACGGTCAAGATCCGCTTCAATTTTTGAAAGCTTGGCTTCAACTAAAGGATCAGCCTCACCTTTCTTTTCGATTTCTGCAAGGCGCTGATCGTTTGTTGCTTTAAATTCCTCAAAAGCACCGTTCAGTCCTTCCAGATAAGTTTTGAGATTATCGTCCATGACAATCAACCTTTCTGTTTAGGATTTAAGGATATTGGTTAAGCGGTCTAACTCGCTTACCAGTTCAGAAGGCATTTCCTGAGCGCCAGCATCCCGCTGTTCCAGTGCCTTTGCTACAGCCGAAGCTGCAACTTTCGCCTCGCTTCTGGAAAGTTCCGCTGCATCCCGCAGGACTTCTTCCCATTCGCGGACTGTTCTGTCGGTCTTTACCGCTGAAACCCTAGCTTTGGGGTTCATAGGAAAGGTTACGGCAGAAATCTCCATAAGATCTACTGACTTGAGATAACGGCGCTTGCGCTTGTCATCGTAGTCGTATCCCTTTGCATCGACGCGATAGCCAATAGACAAGCCATCAATCGCGCCCATCTTCATTAATTCATAAACTTCGCGGCCACGCTGAGTTCCCATTGCCAAGCGTCCTTTGACTTTAAGGCCACGTTCATCCTCAATGATTTCATCAAAGACCCCGATTGGTTCGTCAGCCCGATGCTGGTAAAGCATTTTAACGGCCTTTGCGCCCTTGCGCCCGATAGACTTAGCAAAAGCGCCCTCGACCACAACATCATTGCCAAGATCTTTGTTGCCGAAGATAGAGCCGTAACCGCTGAACTCGCCCTTTTCCTCATCTCTGTCCATTGCCTTGATGTCGAATTTTACATCAAGAGTTTCGTCCTTGAACTCAATATCATCACTCATTTCATTTTCCTTTGGTTCTGACTTGCCATAACTGGACAAGCAAACCGCTGCCCG